TTGGCAATCCGTTTAAAAAAGGAGTAACCAAAGGTAGTTACCCCGTAACCGCAAGTACAACAGACTTGCAAAACTTCTTCTATTCTATAGACGGTGGTAGGTTATTGTTCGGAACAACAGGCGCAAATGATGTAGTAAAGTATTACCGCGAATGCCCACCGATCAGTTACATAATGACCAGAACGGCGTTAGCGTTCAATAATGGCATTGTAACTCTTCACGACCTCAAGAAAAAGGATGATGATCTAATTACCAACACATCCGATCCTCTTTGGAAACTTTACAACAACCCCAACCCATTACTACGCGGAAAACAGTTTTGGCCACAAGTCGAAACCATAGCCAAATTGTTTGGTGTTTGCGTTGTTCTTCCGATTTATACTAGCCCGTTACTACAATCTACGCCCACAGAATTATGGATATTGCCACCGCAATACCTAGATATAAAGTGGAATAATAAGTATTTGGGGGCTAGGTCTATTAAAGACATGATCGATAGTGTTCGGTTTGGATTAAGTGGTAATAAACAGAATTTTGACCGCGAAACAATAGAGCAACTCTATTTCTTTACTGATATAACCACATCGTTAGACCCTTCGCCAATTCCACAAAGTAGAATCGAATCTATTAAGCTACCGATTTTGAATTTAATGGAGCTAATGGAATCGAAGAACTTCGTTATCCGTAACAGAGGCGCGCAGGGGATTTTGGCTAATACGGGTAAAGATCAAATGGGCGCAACTACCCCATTAGACCCAGCCGAAGAATCAAGACTGCAAAATGAACACGCGAACAAATACGGACTATCCGGTGACAAATGGAGGTTGATTATAACAAGTCAGCCACTACAGTACCAAAACATGTCGTATTCCCCTGCGGATTTAATGATTCAGGAGTTTTACGAAATGGATTTACGGACGGTTTGTAATGCGTTGGGTTATCCGTTCCCGTTATTAGGCGAAGGCTCGGAAACAACGTTTAACAATACGGAAGAGGCGAAAAAATCCCTTTACCAAGACTTTGTAATACCATCGGCTCAAAACATTTACGATCAACTTAATGATTGCGTTGGTGCGGTCAAAGACGGCAAAGAGTTCCGAGTAAGTTACGATCACATTGAGGTGCTGCAAGGTGACAAAGAGAAGGAAGCGAACATTTCCCAAAAGGAATATGAAACTGCATTTCGAAAGTTCACCAGTTGTGCTATAACATACGGGCGCTTCATTGAATTGTGTGGTGAAAAGAACGGGATTAATGCATGGGAAAATAAGTATTTCATTAACCTATCGACCGAGGAAAGGGAATTATTCAATTTAAGTAACAAAAAACAGGAGGTAAACAATGCGAAGTAATCTACAGCAGGCACTTGGTAGGGTTACGAATGTGTTATTCCCTCAAAGTAAGTCTACAACCGTAATATTTCCGGATGGCGGCCGAATAGCTACCGAAACTCATGTAACCGAACAATTAGACGCTAAAGGCGAAGAATTAACCGAGGCGCTAACATTCCCAATAGTTGAAGGAACGGAAGACCCTGGCACAATCGAAGGCAAACCATACATTTTTAAAGATACAATTAGTAGATCGTTCACCCTCCGTTACAATGACGCCTCCGAAGGCATACAAATAATGGAATTACACCCCTTAGAAGCATGAAACCGACCACCACGAAGACTAACAATGAAAGCGTGGACAAACCGCGTGAATTATCCAAAGAAGAGGCAGACAGGCTAAAGAAGAAAACCATAAAGAAAACGAACCAAAATAACGTAGTACTGAAATGAGCGAACAAACTAAAGATATTATAAATATGGAATTGTATAACGATACGTTCAACAAAATAACCGATTTATTAACGCACCTACAAAGCGTCATTGATACTGCGAAACTTTTAGAAATAGAAATATTCACCCCAGAGCAAATTGAACAAGTTAAGAATAAGGTTTCAGGCGCTTTACTCCTAAAATTAAACGAAGGCCAAACCAATACGGGCAGCGTTGGCATTACACGACCAGTATTTCCCGAAGGTAGAATTTCTAGAGGGGAAGGCTAAAAAGAAATTATAGAGAAATGATTAAGTGCATACACATACCAGACCAGACGTTTAAGACGCAAGACGAATTGTTTCACGCTTTAAAAGCAAATGAAACGATCATAATCGACCGTAAAAAGTCAATTGTATATCACGACAAATGCCGCGTTCCGTTGTCCATGTTACCGCACACAGAAGAGGGCGAAACGGTAAAAGGTATTGGCTTCCGAACGAAGGAAAACTATATGTACCCTATCGTTTCAACGACAAACTACATGGATTCTCATGACGACGTGCATTGGGAAACATCCATGAACAAAACGGCCAAAGATCAACAAGGTAAAGTTTATTTCTGTACCGATCACAATCTAACCAGTCAAGGTATTGTAGTTTCTAAGTCAAAGATTGAAATGTTCATTCGTTCTATTCCTTGGGCATTGGTAGGCAAACCGTACGAAGGGAATACTAACGGCTTAATCTTAGGCTATGATAAAAATAATATTATCAACTCTACCGCAAAGATTCTTTTAGAGACTGAAAAGGACATAGAATGTTCGGTAAGAATGATTTATATAAAGGTCGCTTTAGGAATGAATTCTAAGCATAAAGACCACTCCGATAACCTAGCATACTTCGAAGCCAATATAGGCCGAATTGTCAACCGTGAGCGCGCGGAAAAACTAGGGTACTTCTTTGGCGTTGAAGAACTAGGAATACGCGGCGAAGCTAGTATGGTTTTAGGTGGTGGCTCGAATGACGCTACCGGAATTTACGAAGCCAAAGAAGATGCCAACGAACAAGAAACAAAGGAAGCCGATCCGATCACTTCCATTGAAATAGAGCCGATGAAAGTCACTCCGAAAACTAAACATGAAATGATGAAACAATTTTTATTAACTCAAAAAAAATCACAATGATTCGTTTAAAAGCAGGGGATATAAACCCCGAAACAAAGGCGGAATACACCGTCGAAGAGATCAAGGCCCAAAATGAAATGGTCGATTTGATCGAAACCACAGCCAAAGAAGCCATGGTCGGAATGATTAGCAAAGAAGATGCCGACCAAATGGTAAAGGATGCCATTAAAGAGTATGCCGAAGCCAACAAGGCCGATTACAAAAAGTTGTACGATGCCGCAATGTCAATGGGTACGGAATTCGAACACATGAAACGTGAAGCCCGTGTAACCCAAACTTCTGCACCGAAAACCTTCGGGGATGCTATGAAAGAATCCTTCGAAAAGAACGAAGGTGTTCAGAAAATCATTGCTCAAAAAGGTATTGGCGCAAAAGAAGAGGTGAACATCCATATTGAAAAAACAGTAGGAACAATTACCGAAGCCAGTTCAATTCTTGCGGGTAGTACTTATCACTCACTAACGGAATACGCCGGAATTTTTAGCCCTATTCGTAAGCGTGTAGAGAAATACCTTGGCGCGGTAACCGTTGGGTCATTAAGCAAGCGGTTTGCGTACTGGATTGAGGAAACCGACGAAGAAGGAACGCCTGTAATGATTGCGGAATCAACCGTCAAAACGCAATTGGATGTACAACAACGTGAGAAAACCCAAAAGGTTGAAAAGATCGCGGTACATGCTAAAGTTTCTACGGAGTGGCTCGATGACTTACCGCAGTTTGTTTCATACCTTGAAATGAATCTTATGAAGCGTGTTGCTATCGTAATGGAAGACCAGTTGTATTCCGGTAACGGTTCTACTCCAAATTTGAAAGGTGCTACTGAATGGGCTACAGCATTTAGCGCAGGTTCAAACGCTAACAATATCGTATCAGCTCATGAGATTGATGTTATTGAAAATGTGGCAAATCAGTCTGAAAATGCATTTGGGATGCCGAATAATTTCTTCATGCACCGTGACACATTGTCAATCATAAAGGGTATTAAAGGTACTGATGGCCACCCTGTATGGAATGATTATCGCGATTGGAGTATTAATAGCACTGGTTTGCGAATTGGCGGTATGAATATCATTACTACGCCTATGATTCCTTCCGGTTACTTCTTAGGTGGTGATACAAGCGTTATTAACGTTCGTTTCCGTGAAGGGATAAACATCCGAATGGTTTCGAGTGGTAACGATCCTATCAACAATGAAATGACGCTTATCGTTGAAGCTCGTTTAGCTCAATTCGTTTCCGCTAATGATGCACCATGTTTAATCAAAGGTGATTTCGCAACCGCTAAAACCGCTCTTCAAGCCGTAGCATAACCCAAATAAATAACAATGGCAAAGTCTAATAAAAAGAATCCAGAAACAGTACAGGCAGAACAAGCGGTAACCACTCCTTTAGTAGCCGAACCAGTACAAGATTTGAACCTCAAAGGAGAGCAGATTGTTATCGGTATCGGTGGAGGCCTTCAGAAAGGCAAAGAATACCCTGTAGGGGCTGAATTGGCAATGGTTTTAATTAAAAAAGGCGCTGCCGAATTAAAAAAAGTATAAGCAATGAAAAAATTAATTTTAGCATTAGTGCTATTTGTCGGGTTGATTAGCTGCCAACGTGTTAGCGCACAGGTAACAATGAGCGCGGCAACAACAGGGCTAGATTCCGTTTTAAACGCCGGAACAACCTATTTCCGAACAACAAGCGGCCAACTGAACAAGTACACCACAGGAAACTACCGTTTCTATTTTACCGCAGCCAATGTATCTGGTACATCCACCTTCAAGGTGTTACTCCAAGGTTCCATGGATGGCACAAAATGGTTTGCATTAACCAAAGTACCCGGCACGGATGGGAATAACTGCGATACGTTACAATGTACCTCGGTTACTACGGCTGATCAGTTTACTATGACCTCACTTTCGGGAAGCGCAAAGTACACATACGCGCTTACTCAATGGAATACGGGGGGCCGTGTATTGTTCGTTCGATTGGCGTTCGTTGGTACTGGTACTCAAGTAACCCGAATTAGCAGCGTAAATGTTTTACCATTTGACAAATAATTAAGCAATGGCATTCGATTTCATCACACCGGAATACTTCCATAATACTTTGGCATTACCTAATCTAGGCGTTGGCTCTATTGAGCGAACTTCTTTTGATGGGGTGATTACAAAGTACGTCAAAGAGTATCTGGAAACCATTTTAGGCTACCGTTTAGCAAATAGACTAATATCTATCATGGATTCCTATGATCCGTTAAACCCTTCTTCTACCGATGCAATGTACAGATACTTGGTATTTGGTACTACATACGTAAATGAGATTGACGGGCTAACATACAAATGGAATGGGTTTACTACCCACCTAGACGACGATGGAACAATTCTAGGGGATAAAATCAGTCCTATTGCAAACTATGTGTATTGTCGGTATAGACGAGACACCGCGACAAATACGATGGGTAACTCGGAGGTAATGAGTGTTCACGAGCATTCTATTACCTCCAGTCCATTGTATAAAATGGTTACGGCATGGAACGAAATGGTTAAAATGAATTGGCACATGCACAACTGGTTGATGCTAAACGTTGAAGATAGCGCGTTTAGTTCCTACGGTTACATTGGTGAAACATACGAACCAGACACCGACCAGTTCAGCGACATTCATGAGAATCAAAATCTTTTCATCTTTAAAAACCGTGTACTGTAATGGCTAAAGACTATACACATTTACCTCCCGATATACCGGAAATATTCACCAATTTAGTTGGCGAAACCGGAACGGCATTAAGTACCTACCTGCAAGGGCTTGGGTATGACGGTAATGTGTATTTTATCCATGATACGTGGAACAAAATAGCGGCACGCCTTGTAGCGATGTCTAAAACGCCTTCCACATCAAAATTCAAATACCCTCTTATCGCGTTGGTGCATACGTTCCAACAAACTGTAAGTAGTGAAGGTTTTTTCGATGTTTCGTTAGATTTTCTTATTGTAAATCTAACTGATCCAACATGGTACGGCGAAGACAGACGGGCAAATAATTATGTTCCTATACTGAATCCTATATATGCCCAATTTATGAGCGATATAGCTAATAGTAACAAGTTCCACGGCTATAAAGACAGGTACTACCCCCATGAAAAGGTTGATGACTACCACATGAGCGAAAATGCTACGCGGTATGCCATGCCAGATATTGTAGATGCAATACACGTCAAAGGGTTAAAACTCAAATTAACAGATTCTAGCATCCAATGCTAGGTATTATTCAAAAAATTTAAAACAAAAATTAAATGGCACAATCAAATTATGAAGTGTACGCGAACGAAGTACAGTGCGGTGGTAATGTTCGGGCTACAGGTGCGGCGCGATGTCCTATCGATTTTAAAGAACTCGATAGAATGTTACTCGTTCCAGTAGACGATTATTTAACGTCTGCCGACTTGCTCGCATTGCCTACGACAATCGTAGACAAATTAAACGATCCAGACCCTGCATTACGTTGGCACGTAGTGGGGAAATTCTTAAACGTGGAGGACAAATCCACGGATATACAAATCAATGAAGTAGGCTACGGCGGCGCTGAAATAGGTTCTGCGCCTAAATATCATTGGTATTTCACTCATGATGGGAAATTAAGCGGGCATAAGGTATTTACAACATTCCGAGGTAAGCATACCGAATATTCGGCTTTTTTCCTTGATCCAAAAATGTTCGACAACGGTGTAATGCACGGCGTAAGACGTTCGGACGGCGGTTTAAGCCCTTACCCTCTTAGCTTGTTATATACAGGTATGTTTGGCGCAGGTGGTACCGAATCCTCAAAGGCAGGTATTGGTGTGGCTCTAAAAAACAGCGAAGATTTCGAACGAAATTCAGGGTTTGCCCGACTTCCTTCAAATTTTGCCTACTCAACAACCTTACAAGGTTTAGAGTATGCCGAATTGCAGCAAGTGAGCGCTACTCTTTCAAGTGTTGGTGTGGTTACATTAAAACTCATGGGGGATACAACAAACTTGTATTCACGGGTAAGTACTGGTATTGCGGCGGCTATAAAGGCCTACAATGTTTCAACAGGGGCTGCTATTACAATTACCTCGACCACATTAAATGCCGTATCAGAAAACTTTGTAGTTGATATTGATTCCTCCGATACAGACTGGCCGGCTTCCGCAGGTGGTTTGGTTAAGATCAGCGCCAGCATGACGGACTTGATCGCTGAAAGCATTGTCGGTATTTCTGATTTTGAAATCATTATCGCACGTGCTTAATTTTAAACCTCAAAAATTAAATTGAAAATGGCAAAGAATGAAAGCA